TATCAACTCTCAAATAACCGCTAAGTGTTGCTCCCGTACCGCCAGATGAAACTGTTGAAACAGGAACAGTCCAATAACCAGTTGAGTCAGTTGTTGTGCCAGTTACCAACCAAATTTGATAGTTGGCTGAATCTGTTGTGTCGCTAAGTGTTATTTGGTATGGACTTTTAACACTTTGCCAAATAGCACTCCAATCGGTATATGTGTAACCGTTTGTGTCGCTGAATCGCAATGTAGTGGCACTCAATTGAGTTGCATTGTTCCAAGCCACATTTCCAGAACCTGGGTCACCAGATGTGGATGCCTCTGCAAAGTAGTTAGTTACTGATGTTGAATCACCATTAGCGCCATCTGCGCCCTTCCAAATGATTTCAAATGTAACGGCAGTATCTTGGCTAAAGAATGTTGCTCCTGTACCACCAGAATCAATTACTACTGCAGGTATATCCCAGTAAGCACCTTGGTCAACTGTTGGGTTGATTACTTGCAGTGTTTGGTAGTTTGCTGGAGTTGAAGTTTGGTAAATGCGAAGTTGATACGGGCTATTTACAGGAGTGAATAGGTTTGCATTGTCGTTGCTATCAACATCGGTTTGGCTAATTTGAATATTTAAGACAGAGCCAAGACTTGAAATGTTGTCCCATGCCAAATATGTAGAGCCAGGGTTACCTGATGTTGTTGTTTTGTCAACTTTGTAGTTTCTCGTAAAGTTGTTTAGACCAATAGGTCCTGTAGCACCTGTGACACTCGCACCAGTAGCACCTGTCGGTCCTGTAACAGTGGACGCAGCACCTGTAGCTCCCGTTGCACCAGTCGGACCCGTAGGACCCGTAGGACTTTGCGCGCCAGACCACAAACCAAATGCTAACTCACCGTTAGTAAATGCTGTTCCGCCAACATAGGTGACATTGTAGGAAACATAGGCAGGTTGGTTCGCTGCAACTGAGTTGATTTGAAATACAGCATACGATGTGTCAAATGAGTCAACTGGAAGAATAGTCCATGTTCCACTTGTTATGTTTGGAAGAAGCGAAGCGTAACTTTGTCCGTTTACATTTGATTTTGAAATATAAAGAACTGTTGCAGTTGACCATGTTGCACTATCTGTGTTGATGCTTCCAGCCCCACTTGGTGGGGATGTATCGGTTGATGCTGTATATCCGCCACCAATTGTTCCTGATGGTTCTTGCTCAAGAATAAATTCAAAATAATAATTTACGCCAGCAGTAAACGGAGCTGAACCTCCAGAAGTGGATAGATTCCAACCAAGGCTTGGTGATGTTGCTGCAAGCGTTATGATTGGGAGTTCAAAAAATGTTGTTGGCGCAGATTCTGCGTAATAAATGATGGTTGCAATTGAATTTCTGTAATTCTGCAAAAACATCCATGGAGTGTTTCCATTGTCATCTGTTGAGTTGAAGTAAATTTTGTTTGGTGAGCCGACAACATAACCTAAGTCACCAGTGCCTGGGTTTGCTCCGCTAGTTCCAAAAGTGTATTTATAAATGAACGACTGACCAGTAGCGCCTGTTGCTCCTGTGGCTCCAACAGCTCCAGTAGCTCCTGTCGCGCCAACGGCTCCAGTCGCCCCAGTAGGTCCTGTTGTGCCTTGTGCACCAGTTGCACCAGTAGGACCTGTAACCGTACTCGCTGCACCAGTTTCACCCGTAGGTCCTGTAAAGCCCGTAGGTCCCGTAAAACCTGTAGGACCTTGAATACCTTGAGGACCTGTTTCACCAGTTGCACCTTGTGCACCCGTTTGTCCAGTAGGACCCGTTACACCCTGAGCACCCGTAGAGCCAGTAGCTCCTGTGGCTCCTTGTGCACCAGTTTGTCCTGTCGGACCTGTCTCGCCTTGCAAGCCAGTAGGACCCGTAACACCTTGTGCGCCAGTTTGACCAGTCGGACCCGTTACACCTTGCGGACCTGTTTCTCCTTGAGCGCCAGTAGGTCCCGTTACACCTTGGATACCTTGAGCACCCGTAGGTCCTGTTGCACCCTGAGCGCCCGTACTTCCCGTAGCACCTTGTGCTCCAGTTTCACCAGTGGCACCCGTTGCACCCGTTGCACCCGTTGCACCCTGAATACCAGTAGCTCCAGTTGCGCCCGTGACACCCTGAATACCTTGAGGTCCTGTAGCACCAGTCGGTCCCGTTTCACCTTGGGCACCTGTAGCGCCCGTAGCGCCTTGGGGTCCAGTAGGTCCTGTTGCGCCAATATCACGAATAATGAGCAACAGTTCGTGGTTGTTAGCGAAGTTTGTTGTTCCTGTGCCACCAGAAGAAACAAAAGTGACACCATATTCAACATGTGTTGTTTGGTCGGTAACGCTTGTTACTTTCCACTCTTGAAAGTTTACCGAGTTACTTGCATCTTGAATAAAAAGTTCGTCACCTGTTTGAACATTGTTCAAAAAAATGTGAACATCATATCCATCTTTGTCAATGTCATCAACATTTATTTGTGTCGCAGAAATTTGTGTTGCGTTATTCCACAACAAATATGTGTTACCTGGGTCACCGCTTGTTGCAGTGGTTTTGGCTTTGTAATCAAAATACGATGACGACTGACCTGGCGCACCAGTAGGTCCTGTAGGTCCTGTAACCGTTGAAGCGGCACCAGTTGGACCTGTAGAACCCGTTACACCTTGTTCTCCAGTTGCGCCTGTCGGACCTGTGACGCCTTGTGGTCCTGTATCTCCTGTGTACCCTGTATAACCCGTAGGTCCTGTAACGCCTTGAATACCTGTTGCGCCTGTAGGTCCCGTGACGCCCTGTATACCAGTGGCACCTGTTGCACCCGTGCTTCCTTGAACGCCAGTAGGACCTGTTTCTCCTTGCGGACCTGTGTCGCCAGTAACGCCCTGAATCCCTTGTGGACCTGTTGCACCAGTTACTCCTTGAGCACCTGTTGGTCCTGTTGCTCCTTGAACGCCAGTGGCTCCCGTCGGACCTTGCAATCCAGTGGCACCAGTAGCACCAGTTTCTCCAGTAGGTCCTTGGATTCCTGTTGCACCCGTTGCTCCAGTTTCACCTGTTGCACCTTGGATGCCAGTTGCGCCTGTAGGACCTTGAATACCTGTCGCTCCTGTAGCGCCTTGTATACCAGTAGGACCCGTTGCTCCTTGTGAACCTGTTTCTCCTGTTGCGCCTGTAACTCCTTGCGCACCCGTCGGTCCCGTAACTCCTTGAGGTCCTGTTTCACCTGTGGCACCTGTAGGTCCTGTAACTGTTGAAGCCGCCCCTGTAGCACCCGTTGCTCCTGTGGAACCCGTCGCACCAGTAGGTCCTGTAACGGTACTTGCTGCTCCCGTTGCACCAGTTGAACCCGTGGCTCCCGTAGGTCCCGTTACTGTGCTTGCCGCGCCAGTTGCACCTGTGGCTCCTGTTGCTCCTGTCGGACCTGTTGCACCTTTGAGTTCATATGCAATAAGAATGTTAAGACCGTTTGTAAACGCTGCACCAGACGAAGAAAAATTTGAAATAGCAAATTCAATGTAGTTGGGTGATGTGTATGTAGTTGAAGCACCTAATGACATTGCTTGCAAATTCGTACTGCCAGTAGCGTTTTGGAAAACAACTTCGGTCAACTCAGAAATTATGTAGAACGGTTCAAGGTCGTTGCCGAACCTATCTTTGGTGCTGATATAAACCAATGTTGCAGAAGCTGGAGTTGCGTTGTTGTAACGAACTTGTCCGTTAGATATTCCAGTTGGGTTCGTGGTTGTACTAAATGTGTATTGCAAGGCACCAAAGTTAGGACCTGTAGGACCTGTTGCGCCTGTTGCTCCAGTTACGGATGCGCCTGTAGCGCCAGTTGAGCCAGTAGGACCCGTGACTGTTGATGCTGCACCCGTAGCACCTGTAGCACCTGTGGCTCCAGTTGAACCTGTCGGACCTGTAACAGTACTTGCGGCTCCTGTCGCACCAGTGGCACCTGTTGCACCTGTTGCTCCAACACTTCCCGTTTCGCCTGTAGCACCAGTAAAACCAGTAGGACCCGTTACGGTACTCGCAGCTCCTGTGGAACCTGTAGGACCCGTTGCACCTTGAATGCCTTGTGAACCAGTCGGTCCTGTACTTCCTGTAGCACCTGTGTCGCCTTGTGCGCCAGTGGCTCCCGTAGGTCCTTGTATACCTGTTGCGCCAGTCGCGCCTGTGGAACCCGTTGAACCTTGACTACCTGTTGCACCTGTTGCGCCAGTTGCTCCAGTGGAACCAGTTGCACCATCTGCGCCCGTTGCTCCAGTTGAGCCTGTAGCACCTGTAGCACCAACAGAACCTGTAGCTCCAGTTGAACCTGTTGCGCCAGTGGAACCTTGCGCGCCCGTAGCACCAGTCGCGCCAGTAGAACCTGTTGGACCTGTGACGGTAGAAGCAGCTCCTGTCGGACCTGTCGCTCCTGTAACACTTGCGCCAGTTGCGCCTGTACTACCAGTTGCTCCTGTCGGACCTGTTTGTCCTGTAGCTCCTGTCGCACCTGTGGGACCTGTAACGGTGCTAGCCGCACCTGTTGCTCCCGTAAAACCTGTAGGACCTGTCCAACCTGTTGAACCAGTAGGTCCTGTTGCCGTGGAAAGATAAGGAAGACCTACCCAGTTAGTTGTGCCATCGCCAATTTTTGCTTTGTTGGTGTCGTACTCGTAACCAATTTCGCCAGCCAACAGAATCGGGTTAGCAGAAGTCCAATTACTTGCTGTATCTCTGCGTACTTGGACTACAACAGCCATTTAGTAACCTCGTCCCGCATTGCGGAAATCTCTGCGTGTCTTAAACACATATTGTGCAGTACCAAACGCTGTAGCAGCAGGAGTTGTTGAACCAGCGGCACCTGTGTTTGCGTCAAAAGCACCAGCGGCTGCAGTAGATGCGCCCATTGCCGTTGTGTTTGGAACTAGAAGATAATGAAACTGTGTTGTTGAAGCATCGCCACCATTGATTAGGTCTTCTTGTTGGTGGTCATTTAATAGAGCGTCGCTTTGTTCTTTGAGTGCGCGCTTAATCGTGTTGTTAATTTGCACTTGGAGCGCATTGCTACGCCCTTGAAGTGTGTTTCCACCTGGAGCTGACCATTGTGCACGCATTAGTTTGCCTCGGTAATTGACATTGGAAAGATTGGGGCTTTCTTTACTTGCTTAGCGCCCAATTCCAAAATCATCTTTTCCAGTTCATCGTCTGATATATCACGGAGTGAAGTTTCGGTCTTGATATTCAAGGTGGATGCATTAGGCATATTGCCCGTAGCTTTCAGGTAAAGCTCTGCCGACTTTGTATCGCCAGAGATTCCCTTTATGTAAAGCGCATCCAAGAGCTTCTGTGTCCGTTCTGGTGACTGGTTGAGTCCTTCAACACCCAACTTCCACCGTTCTATGAAATTCTTTTTCTTTTCCCAACTACGCAATGTGTTCTCATGCATTTCTTTGGAATCTGCATAAGCACGCTTGGTTGCTGGTTCTCGTTGGTCTTCTGGTGTAAGTAGCCATGCCAAATAAGCTTCCTGCTCTTGTGTAAGCAATAAAGCTGCAGCCATGGATTTACCCTCCGAAAATAAAAAATGTTCCTATATACAAGATTTTTTTGTTACATACACTGCGAAACACCAACATGGTGTATGCTAGCAGATATGAATAAGCACGAAGAATACATCGTTGACGGATTCCCACTTGATGCCTTTGCAGACATTACCACGGAACCGTGGCCGCCATTCAAGACAGAACAAGAAGAAGCCAAATATTGGCACGACCAGCAAGGAGAGCAAGCATGAGAAAGAAAACAGAATTACGACCAGTAGAAGACCGCTTTTGGGAGAAGGTAGATAAAACAGACGGGTGCTGGCTGTGGAACGCATACACGCTTTACAACGGATACGGGCGATTTAGCATCAATAAAAAGACTGAGTACTCACATCGCGTATCGTGGTTTCTTGAACACGGAGAGTGGCCGAACGGCAAGCATGTTACCCATACCTGTGACAATCCAACTTGTGTCCGACCAGACCACCTGATGTTGGGAACCGTTGCGGACAATATGGCTGACAGAAACGCTAAAAAGCGTCAGTACAACCATGACAAGCTTCATTGTCGCCATGATGTGCCTTTTGTCAATGAGGGCAGGTACCGAATTGCTAAAGATTGCAAACTTTGTGCTTTGTCGCGCCATTACAAGCAAAATTTGTCTAAAGAAAAAATCCGTGAGAACAACCAAAAGGCTTACCAAAAGCGTAAGAATCAGCGCAAAATTTAGTACGAAATTTAGTGCGAAGTTGAGTGGTGATATATCACAAGAATATGACCTAGTAGCATTTCTAGGTAGTGGTTGTAATGTATAGTTGAACCAAGGAGCACGATATGGCAGGAATGAATTACAGACGCAGTACCAATCGGTACATTGCCAACCACACGATTAATCCACGCTGGACTACAGGTAAGGCTTATAAGCCAGAACTGAACTCACCAGTGACCGTGATTAAAGCTGACGGCACAAAGGTAGTAGAAAAGCCTTTAGGTTATGACGAAATCAACAAGGTGAACAAGATTAAAAAGAAGCGCAAACGCAAAGGCAAACGCACCGTCACTACAAAGACCCCTGCGCAAATAGCCATTGAACAACAACTTGCCAGAGAGTACGCAGTCAAAGACCGCGAAAAAGCCCTTGAAGAATACAAGCAACGCCAAAAAGCACTCAAGCCAAAGCCTGCAGAGAAGCAACCATTAATCGTCTCTAATGTTGCGCCAGAAAAAAAATTTAATAAAAAGGTTGAAAAGCAGCCACATCACAAGGCTGAAACAGAGTTCAAAGCAACTAGAACTCCAAACCCTGAGTGGTTAGCCCGCAAAGCAGAGCAAGAAGCAGCAGCCGAACAGGCGCTTGCAAAGAAGAAGCTTCTGCCATGGGAAGGCAAACACGATTCTAGGTAATCCTGACCAAACAGGTCGGGAATTAAACCTGACTAAAAAGGTCAAGAAGGTAATGACTCTTTCTAATCAATAGAGAGAGTTTCAGCTCCACCCTGATAGGTGGATTATTGGTGTGGTTAGGACACACCCATGCCGCGAAGGTACACGAGTAGAGGTGGTTGATTAATTTCCCGCCAAGCACTTAAATGAGCCTACCGTGGATGCCGTTAGAGGGCGCGGGTTTTGCGTTCCGCTTTTATTTTAGAAGAAAGAAATAAATCCAGTACCCAATCTGGTCAGGAAAGTGAAGCCCTGCCCCTATAACAAAAGTTATAAACGCTGCTGGGGGTGTGGAACTGCGCCTAGTCACACAACGGGTGCATTCTTTCTTTTTCTTGCCGTTCTTTGTTCTTTCTTAGGGCGGATAACAAACACAACAAAAAGGTCGTGCCGTGCGAGCGACAGCGAAGCAAAGGCACTAGAGAGCGCGCCGCTCATGAGGCGCAACCATTCACAGATACCCAAAGTTGACAACAAACTGTTAGCATACAACAAATTACAGGCAACACAAAATAAAAATTCACAACAGTACTTAACAAAACAACCGTACGGGGTATAGTAAACACATGAACAATCCACGACAAATAGTAGTAATCAACGGCGACGAAGCATACCTACTAGACGAATACGACGAACAAACAGAATTTGAACAATACGAAGCATCCTTCTACACACCACCAGAAGACCGAATCACAGAAAACGACAACTCGTAACATAAGAAGTATTTAGAAGTAACCACGGCTCCCTACCCTTTATATATATACAAATTGACGGTGGGTGGGGGGGGTGGGTATGGGGGTGCCTAGGGTCATAGTGCACAGGTACTGACTGACTATATGACTATCCATGTGTATATGCCTATGTGGTCACATACAACAACGAATGTGTATACATCACTACATCAACGGCTGTATTAATTGATTACAGCATCAATGTCTGATAACCTATACATGTGTAGTAGCCAGCAGTCCCAGGTAGTCGTGCACCGAACAGTCGGGTAAACAAGTCATACCTAACTTGATAGTTTACCCGTAGGTTGATAACTGGCTATTACACACCAACAAGCACACAATGGCTGCACAAACACAGCAAATACGACAGCAATTAATTAACTGAGCGGTCAATTACGGCTAGTAGTTATGCCCTTATCATTCCTCTTTCTTCTTCAGTATTTCTAGCCTGCTAACTTTTGCAAGCGTTTTGCTTACTTTTGTTAGCGTTTTTAGTGTTCTTCTGTTCCTTGTAGCCAACTTGAGACTGTCTAGTCGGTGCGTACGCTAGTGTACACATTGGTTGTAGTCCCACATTTTCTACATATCTTTCGTGGTGTGTGCTAGCAGATTGTTTTTGGTGTATACTCTGTGTACAACACGACACATGGGAGTACGACATGGCTACAGATAAGAACAGATTAATTGGCGCGCTTGCTGCTGAACTACAGGGCTTCGTTGCCGTTGATAAGCAATGGCAGGCAGAGTTGAAGCGTCTTGAGGGTTTCACACACTTTGATGGTGTTGATTCTTTTAATGCGCAACATAGGGATGCTTTGCGCGTGCATGCTGAGAAGGTGTGGGATTTGTTGAAGAGCATTAGTCCTGTGTTGGATAACAGGCTTCCCTTTTAGTTGCATTGGTTTTGATGCTTATGCATTACTATTAGTTCATGGCTAAGTTGTCTAAGGCTGACATTGTTGAGATGATTGAATGTTACGAGTATTACTTGGATTGTTCTGCGCCGATGACTCATCATGATGTTGCCTTTGTTTTTAACTGTTCTGTGAGCACGGTTAAGAAGGTTCTGACGGGTATTCATCCGTTGTCTGAGGGTTATAAAGCACCTGTGAAGAACAAGCAGGGAAACCGTAAAGGTAGACCTTTGTCTTCTCATTGTTTTCGTGGTCATCCTTTGTCTGGTGACAACTTGTATGAGTATGTAGATAATCAAGGGAATCTTTCGCGCCGTTGTCGCCTATGTCAACAGATACGCATTGCTAAATGGAGGGAAAGCCAATGAACTATCTGAATATCAATATCCCTACTTTCGTAGCCTATTTAGACACTGGTTTCTTCTATAACCAAGACCCTCATCCTGATAACCCTGTTGTCGTTGTTGAGGTCTTTATGTTTACCTCTATTCCTCAGCGTTGTGCGTTGTTCTCCGTAATGACTGAATATGGGTCTCAGCATGCTCGTGTGCCCATTCACTACCTTCGTGGCAGTGAGAAGGCTAGTCACTTCCCTCTTGATTGGCTTCAATTGTGGGATTCCATGTCGTACTATGCCAGCGCAGGAATCGTGGACTATTTAAAGAATCGCGGCGCGCACATCATGCTCAAAGACCGTACTCTGCACAAAGCCAAGTACATGTTCACCATTGATTGGTGTCTCGGTCCTCAATATCATGCAGGTTATGGGGAAATGGCTGCAGGTCACAAATGTGGGCATGTCTTTGAAGGTGAAGGTGGTCAATACTTCATGCAACCCAACAATCGTGTGATGTGGATGGATGGCGGCGCTTTCATCTCCCGTGAACTTGTAAAGCCTGATTGGCAAGTGTTTGGTAAAGAGTTCTCATGCGAACACACAGGTTCTCGTTGGGTGAGTGAGAGTTCAGAAGAGTTGTATTTCTATGAGTTTGTGGAGAAGGAACAATGAAGGTTGCAATTGTCTCAATAATGAAGAACGAGTCCAAGCACATTGCTCGTTGGGCTGATTCCGCTAAAGATGCTGATTATCGTGTGCTACTTGATACAGGCTCTGATGATGACTCGGTCGCCTTGGCGAGAGCATGTGGTGTGACTGTTCATGAAGCAAAGATAGTTCCATGGCACTTTGGTAATGCTCGCAATCACCTACTTGACCTACTGCCAAATGACATTGATTGGATTATCAACCTTGATGTGGATGAGGTTCTTGGTGATGGTTGGCGCGCCCACCTTGAGGCTGTGCCCAACGATGGCTCTGTAAATCGTGCTCGGTATACCTACACATGGAATTGGGAAGAATACATCCACAGCGAAGATGGTTCCATTGACATTCAGGGAACTATTGCGCGCGGTAAGCCTGGTTTGATTTATCAAGGTGACAAGATTACGCGCCGTTTCTCCCACAGATGGATGAACGCAGTCCATGAGGTCAACATCACTCAGTCTGGACATCAAGAGTTACAAGGTCAATGCGGGCTTCGTATCTACCATTTTGCTGACAATACGAAGTCTCGTAGTTCTTATTTGCCTCTTTTGTTGTTGGATGTTGAAGAAAACCCTGACAATGACCGCAATGTTTATTATTGCGCCCGTGAGTTGATGTTCTATGGGCGTACACAAGAGTCCGTGGAGATGTTCAAGCGTCATTTGTTGATGCCTTCATCTGTTTGGGCACCTGAACGAGCATTCTCCATGCGGTACATCGCTAAACAGTCACCTGAAGAGCGTGAAAAGTGGCTTCTTCGTGGTTGTGGTGAATATCCATGGGGTCGTGAGCTTTGGGTTGACCTTGCACAGCACTATTACGACATTGGGCATTGGGAAGGTTGTTATTTCGCCGCTTCTCGTGCTTTGTCATTGACTAACCGTGGTGATTTGTATCTTACAGAGGCTGTTATGTGGGGTTGGTTGCCTCATGACCTCTTGGCTATTGCGGCGCATCGTCTTGGTAGGCATCAGATTGCCCTAGAACACGGCTACAAGGCTCTAGGACACGCGCCACATGATAAACGGCTCAGTGACAACATGTTTTTCTATAAGAACGCTGTAAGCATGGCTGATGTGGTGATTCCAACCAAAGACAACATTGCAGGTTTACGCCGCGTTGTTAACCAGCTGCTGCAAGACCAAAAAGTTGACAATATTTTCGTTATTTGTGACGGTCAAGAAGCTTTTGACAGACTTGACGACATAAATGACAAAAAAGTCAAAAAAGTGATGACTTCTGGCGAGTTCAACATCCACAAAGCATGGAACTTTGGGTTTAATTTATCCAAAACTGGCAATCATGTGTTCTTCTTGAACGATGATGTGTACCTAAACGAGAACTGTGTGTCCCACTTGGTGGCAGAACTAGACCGTGACGACTCCATTGGCTTGATTTGCCCGCAGTACTCAGCACTTGCACAGGACAGAGTGGTCACAGATACCTGTCGTGGTCGCTATGACGGCACAGGTGGCATGGCGGGCTTTGCCATGATGCTGGCGTCTGACCTGACTGACTACCGATTCCCAGAAGAACTACAACTCTGGTGGGGTGATGACCACCTAGTTGACCATGTGGTTGACAAAGGTCGTAAGTGTCTGATTACTTCCAAGGCTCGTTGTGTCCATGAACATTCAGTGACAATCAATAAGGTTCCCAATGATGAGCTTGCCCGTATAGTAAACTTGGATAAGGAAAAGTACGACCAACAGAAACGAGCACGATAATGCATGCTTCAGCACTTGATTATACCTACAACACTTTCATTGACTGGCGGACACGCGAGTTCCATGACTACAAGAAGTTTGACATTCTTGAAATTGGCTCGTTGAATATTAACGGTGGCATTCGGGAGCTACTAGAACCCCATGCCGAAATGTATATAGGCATTGACATGCAAGAAGGACCTGGCGTTGACCTAGTTGTTGATGCTGTTGATTACTGGAAGAACAATTCATTTGATGTTGTTGTGTGCAACGAAGTCTTTGAACACACACCTCATTATGGGGAAATCATCTTTAACGCCATGTCCTCTTTGCGTGAGGGTGGAATCTTTATCGCCACTATGGCGGGTGAAGGTCGCGCACCTCACTCAGCCATTGACGAGAACCCTATTCGCCCGTGGGAGCACTACCGCAACATTGGTGAATGGGAACTCAATCAACTCATGGAAGGCTACTTTGAGCATTCCGCTGTCAACAAGCTTGGCACCGACCTGCGCTGTTGGGGTACAAAGTAATGAAAGCGCCTAATAAAAGAGAGATGCGTAAAGCAGGGTTATTCATTAGCTCATCTGAGTTCATGGATAAACTAGGCTTTGACGAAGTATACGAACAACACAGAAAACAGGTGGAAACCATGGAAAAGAACAAAAAGATTGCACATTTAGACACAGGAATGAAAGGTGCCGCCGTTGGTCTCTTGACTTATGTTGGCGTTCAGCAGGGTTGGTCAGCAGAACTTATCGCTGCACTTGTTCCTGTTGCTTCTGTTGTCTTGTCATTTGTATCCAGCAAGATTGGCGACAAGAACACCACCCTTTTGTTGAAGCTTGCAGTACAAGCAGTTGAAGCAGCCCCAGTTAAGAAGGCTGTTAAGAAAGCACCAGCGAAGAAAGCTAAATAATGGCTAACGAAGTTTCACGCTCAATAGAAATCCAAGCATGCGCGAAGATTGCTTCTGAGTTAACAGTTGTTACTAAGCCTGAGACAATTGAAGATGCACTAAAGGGGTTTGAAGAAGCTTTCTCTGGTGTCCTTGATGTTGTTCTTGGGAGACTTTATGGACAATCGGTGCCTGAAGGGTCACCGTGGGATGATGCGCCTACAGTGGGCGGGCGCAACATCCCTGTCCGTAAGTCACAAGATGAAATCAAATCCGAACTAGATAATGCTCGTTCAAGTACTGCGGTTTCAGCAGGTATGAAAGCATCAGCAACACCTGTGAAGAAGATGAAGGATGTGCAGATTGCTGGTCAGACCCACGGTCCGATTCCAGCATGGCTTGGTCGCGCCGCCGCTAAAGCTGGCGTAGAAAAGGTGTTTGACAACCGTGATAGTGCAACTCCTGAAAATCGTCGTCCGCATTTTGTTAGTGCCGATGGCAACAAGACTCCGTTCTGGCCGCCAAAGGATGTAAGCGCACAGGACATTGGGCTTAAATTCGGATGAAGAAGTTCTTTGACTCAACACTTGGGCTTGGTTTTACTTTGTCGGGTGCTGTTGTTATGTATTTCACTCTCTCTGGTTTTACACAAAAGGTTGCCCTCATAGCCACAGTTCTTGCATTGATTGCTCATTACTGGCTTGTGTTCAAAGAACCCAATGACTGAAGAATCACGCAGTAAGCGTGTAATTACATTCAATATCCCGTTAAAACCAAAGGCTAAGGGTCGCCCTCGTGCTGGCAAGCATGGCATGTACACGGACAAGGCAACTCGTGAATATGAGGACGCAATCCGTCAGACTTACCTTGACCTTGGTCTTCCAAAGCTTGAGGGAAGCATTCAGGTGGCGTGCACATTCCAATCCACGCACATCAATGTCACTTTGATAAATGTCAAGGAAGAATCAAAACTTCGCGGAGACCTTGACAACTATGTGAAGAGTCTGCTTGATGGATTAAACGGTGTTGCATACGACGATGACAAGCAAGTTGTAAACCTGAAGGCATTTAAACGATAGTTGCATTAGAAAAATGCACTTAATGGTATTATTTTTATAGCGCCGTTATCTTGAAGGAGGTGCTATGAATTCCATATACAGAGCTTTACAGTTCTCCGTTATCTGCTTGGCTATTCTGGTGATTGGTCATGTCTTGGAAATTTTCTAGCTCAATGAGTTACAGCAAAAGGGAAATCCCTATTGATGTTGACGACCTCATGAGCTTGTTGAGTAATTACGAACCAGAAAACGAATACCAAGCCTTGATGGAAGCGGCTCCATTTGAAGAGCCTCGTAAACATAAAACTTTATTTAATGATGTTCAAGATATTGTTCTTGACTGTTTGGCGGTATTACTAGAACAAGACCGATTTGTAATCCACGCCATTAACTACGAGCGCATCACTTATGAAGAGTTGGGAAAAAGAATGGGCATTTCTGCCACCCATGCATGGAGACTAAAGCAGATTGCATACAGCCATTTAGAAGAAGTACTAATGATTGATGGGCGAATTAGTAAGATACTCAGGTATGACTGATTCATGGAGTTGGGCTAAAAGGTTATTTAACGAAGAAGACCTTTACGACCTTGCCGACAGGACGGACAGAATCATTCATGACAACGAGAATGGGTTTATAGTCAACATTGGTTTAACTAACGAACAATGCATGGATTTAGTAGAGCATTGGTACAACTCGCAAAGCGAAGATACCGACGAATACTTTATTGAATCTTTTGATTATATTGAAGACTTTTTAGCAAACTTTATTTATTTCTTGCAAGATTATCTAGAGCGCGAGCACCAAGGGTGGGAGGAGCGTCGGTACGGGATTGAGGAATAACCGAATGCCCTTTCCACGGAGCCAATCCATATCTGTCATATAGATATTTAGCTACTTTTAAATTACAAGGTAAAGTTAAAAGCTCATCTAAATCACTCTTACAAATAGTTCTGACGGTTTGTTTATGGACTGAATTTATCTGAAACAATCCTCGGTCAATTGAGCCGTTCTTGTTGAGTGTCCAAATGACCTTTCCGTTCTTGTCATAGCGAGCGTTGATTGCCTTGATACGGCATCTGGACTCTCTGTGAGCGATGTAACTGAACTCTTTGACTGGAAGACCAGCCTTTCGTATAGAAGTCTCCCATTGCGGGCAACTCCCACCAGCATTAGCTGGAGTTACAAAAGCAAATACGGATATAGCTATAGCCAAGACCAATGCTTTCAATAGTTTTCCTTTATTAGTGGTGGAAGAGATTACTTGTCGGACGAGTCCGAGTCTTCTGTCTCTTTTTTCTTACCCTTCATGCCGTTAGACATGACGAGCCCTCCTAACGAACCCGTGAGGAACACGGTTAAGGTTTTTAGTAAATCAATGAACGCAGCGTCGTTTGGCGCTTGCGAACTGATTGGCTGTGTAACAAACATGAGTGCGTATACAAATCCAACAACAGATATTGCAAACACGAACGCCAACACAAGACCAACCGTGAAGATAAGTCTTGCGTGTAGTTCATCACCCGAGTAACGCTTTGGTTTAGCCATGTTTATTCTCCAATTAAATCTTTTGTGCAGGTATCGCTTGCTACGCATAGCGGAGGATTGCATTCTGGCTTTTCCCAATTGCTTGGGTCTTGACACTTGTATCGGTAGCTTCCTTGAAAGCCGCAACCACTTAGTAGCAATATTCCAACGCATATCAACTTCCTCATGGTTGTAGTGAATTCAGTACGGCTTCTGCTGCTGAATCTGGGTCCCACGGAGCTGTTGGCGTTCCAGTTGCTGGTTGTTCAGGAAGATTCTTTTCAGCTTCTTTCTGTTGTTCCTTGCGTTCATAGTACTGACCGCTTTCTTTTGCGTCAATCAAACGAGCAAGTTCATAAATTCTACGCTCTATTTCACGGCGTTGCGAAGATGTTTTAATGTTTGCAAATGGCACACCAGTCCAGTTCATTAACGCTTGAAGTTCCTGAAGTTCTGGTTCATTTTCGTCAATACGAATACCAAGTAAATCACCCAACATACCTTCGCGCAATTTGTCTCCACCCAAACCAGAAGGTATCGCTGCAACTATTCTCTTTAGTGGAGAAGATGGTGTAGTTAATTCAACAGTCAAATATCGTGCAAGTTCTTCAGTTGTTTTTCCAGTTGTTTCTTTTTGTCGTGAAACCACTGGTGCACCAGTAAAGAATGTATATCCTTTACCGCCAAACTGACCAAGCTCTGGGTCAAATGGACGCTGTATAAAAGCAGAAGCAGTTTCTACTGGAACCCTAAACAATGGGTTCACATTTCCAAGAAGCGACTGTGGTTCTGAAATCAATTGATTCAAAACAGTTTCTCCAGCACCTTGGAATGGTAGTGATGGTTTAAATGCATTTCCAGGAAACAATGCTCCAAAACCTTCTTCTTTGGTAGCAAACAACCCGCGTTCTTTTTCGTAGTCTGGAATACCTAGACCACCTTCTTCTTCACTCTGTCCTTCAAGATTCCTTCTGAACGAGTTGTACCATGCGTATGCTTTTGGATTAGTAATTGCAAATTGAAATGCCAACGGAGCGTTTCTACTCATAAATGTCCAAAATGGGAAAACGGTACGAGCAACTTTGTCAAGTTTTGAATATTCTTGGTAATTCAAAAGGTATTTATCAACTCGCGCTGCTGCTTCTTGCGGAGAAAGACCTTTAACAAGACCATCCCACATCAAACCAAAACGGTTGAAGTTTTCAATCTCTGTACCAAACTGCCTGTTCTTTGTCATAAGCCATGCATATGCATCGCCAGCTTCTTTGAGTACAGGAACACGCGATGGTGTTTGACGAAGCAAAAACCCACGCGGTTTTGCTCCAAGTGCTGTTCCAACTTCACCGAACTGACCGAACCCGACATTGCCAGAAAGATTGAAGGATTCCTCAATAAGGTTAACCAGTTGATTAAACTGTTGAGCTCCTTGCGCCTTTGGTCTGGTTAGACCTTTGAGACCTGGGGAATCTTGCAAAAACTTTGTAACAAAACCTGGTTCTTCAACAAGCTCAAGAACTGCTTCGCGCACAGTAAGCCCGCGGTTGATTTTTCGTTGAAGACTTCTAAAAATGGTACCTCCGTTTATTCCATTTATAGGGTCTCCACCTGCAACAACAAATTGAAACACATTGCCAACCGAGTTTCTCAAATGAAAACCAGGGCTAGCTGTATAGTTCGCTTTTGACCAACCTGTATACCATTGAATAAATTGCTTTGTTCTTCCTGCAAATTCTTTGTCTCCGAGGCGTTGCGCATTCTGCAAGTATTCTGCTACAAGTTGTCTTGCACCGATGTCTGGCAATGTTTCAGGGTTGAGACCTTTAACACCTTTACCTACATAGTCAACATATTCAGCCCATTTTGCGCCTGCTGGTGGAATATCAAAAGGTGCACGAGCCAATTCATCAAGAACTTGTTGAATTTGCAATCTACCAAAATCTCCGTTAACAGTAAGCGCTCTAGCTTTAGCGGCTGGGTCTAACAATGCCGCTGTTGCATTTAAATCATCAATTGTTTTTTTAATGACATCAATTTGCTGTTCAAAAGATTCTTTAATTACTGCTGGTGCTCGCATTGATGCTGTTAAATCTTTAAGTTGGGTTAATAGTTCTTGAAGTTTCTGTGGTGATGCAGCAGTTAAAGCTTCAATGCTGAGTTTTCCAGAAACTGCTGGTCTTATTCCTGGAATAGCTGGTTTACCAAGACCAATTTCCGCTATAAGTTTGCTGGCTTCTGGTGGAAGAGTTGGAGACACAACCTGTGGATTAACAAATTCTTTATCAACCATAGGGATACCCTTGGCATCAAGAATCTCATCGCCAGCAGAAGTAAGTCGTGGAACTTCAATCGTTGTACCGCGAACAAACAGTTCTGGAGCACGCTCTGGTGCTTCTCCCAAGGCTCGTTGGAATGCGGCGAATTGTGCATGTTTATCTACATACTGTTGCAATGCTTTTTTAACATTTGTTTCAAAGAAATCAAACTTTAATCCTTCTATGCCAGAACCAGCCATAGGATTGCGAGCAAAATCATTGAGCGTTGTTACATTTATGTCTTCTGGTTCTAGTTTATGACCAAACCAAATATCTCCTTCTTTCAAAGAACGCTCTCGGAAGTTACCCAAGAACCAAGTGCGGTCTACTCCTAAGCCTTTAGCAAGTTTTTCTGCTTCTTTTGGATTGCGTCGCATCCAGTTAATTGCTTTTGATGTTTGAAGCTGTGGAAAATAGTTAGTTATTTTTCCTGGAACAAAACCTGTACCGCCAGATACCTTTGATGTGTAATCAAAAAATTCTTCCATCAAGTTGCGAACAGTGTTGTATGCCCTATTCTGCACAGCGTTCATGGTTGGAAGTCCCGCTGTCGCCCAGTCTGCTGGGTCTTTTTGTAAGTACGGAAGAACGCTATCCAAAACCTTGTCGTCAAAGTTATTTACACCAGACTTACGCAATGTACCAGCGGCTTGCAGTCTTTCATTAGAAACAAGTGAACGATAACGAGTATCAACATCTAGCAGTCTTGTCAACAACTGCGCATCTTCTCCGCTTAAGTTTCCAGTCTTAAGAGCAACTCGTACCTTCAGGAGGTCTTCGTCAAGGAGAATTCCACCATTAGTAGTGAGTTGAAGTTTGTTGAGTATCCCTACTGTGCCTGTTTTTCTAGCAACACTTAGTCGGGTGCCTGCAACAAGTTTTCCCAACACATTAAATACTGGTTCGTTAATTGCTCTAAATGGAGTAACTGTTTTTGGACCTACACCAAACGGTTCAAGAGGGTTATAGAATCTGTAACCACCACGAACTCCAAGAGCTTCTTGTGCAGGAGTGCGAGTTCCAGCTTTAAGGTTTTGAAGAAACGGTGATTCAATCTGAGGAATTGCTTTGATTGCCTCTGGTATTGCTTTAATCTTTCCGCCCAAACCAGTTGCTGCTTGAATTGGCGCTTTTACTTTGGCTGCATCAATGAGTGCTGGAGCAAGTCCTGACAAACCGCTTCGTTGAATATTTTTAATTACTTCTGGAGTAATTGACTGAACGAATTGATTTGCCTCTGCATATCTTGCAGCAAATTCGGTAATTTCTTCTGGCTGAAAACCAGCACGAGCTAAATCGGCACCAAGCGTTCCAGTCTTGAGCGCCTCGTCAATTTGCGTAACCGTAAGACCAGCAACACCAGCCTGATTTGCGCGTTCAACAAACCCAAGAGCATCATCTTTCAACTCCAAGACCCTAATTGCTAATGCTCGTTTAGTTCCTTCACCCAACCCTCTAACTGGTGCATCTGCTGTTGCTCTAGCGGCTGCTTTTGCCAATTCTTTTTCAGCAATTTTGATTGAACTCTCTGCTGCCTTAGCTGCAACATTGTCACCAGCAGCTATTGCCGCAGCACGAGCTTCTTGGGCAATTGTTTTTTTAAGCGTTGCTTTTAACGCAGCTTGTTCTACTAAAGCAAATCGTTCAGCAATTTTTGCTCCA